ATGACTGATTGCCCGTTTATCCCGCCCAATGCGATCCGGTTGTTTCTGCAACACCGGCCAAAATCACTTGTGCGCAGCGATCCAGCAAATCACGTTAAAGGTGCAAACCGGCAGCGACCCAGCTCAAATCTTAGGCAAGCGAGCGGGCAAAACGTACGAACCGCCGTCTTCAATCTGACCAAAAACGTATCCGCAGCAGTCACAAGCCCGATAGACAGCGCTCTTTCCCCATAGACACCGCCAAGCCCCCGCGGCTTCCTCCCTGAGAGATTTTCCAACGCGGGCCACAGTCGAGCCAAGCCGAAAGATTGCACCCTGGCCCGCATCAGAAAATCTTCATCAGACCCGAACTTAGCTGCGCGACCCACCAAGGTCCGGTTTGGGCCGTTCGTTTTCTTCAGGCGTCACCCTGTTCTGCATTATCAAAGGCGACCTTCTCCTGCTCGGCCCACGGCAGTGCTGCACAATTACTGAGGTTGATTTCGGTTACGGCGACGGCGTCACGCTTGTAGACTAGCCGTTTTAGCACCTCCGGTGCCAGATAAGCCAACCGTAACTGCCTGCTGACATGGCGCTCCGCGAGGTTCACGGCGATTGCGAGATCGCGCACCGTCCCGAACTCACTGGCCTCCATACGCCGCCGCCAGCTCCAGGCGCGACCGATGGCGCGTAGGATATGCGGGTCTTGGGTCTGGTCCTCACTGGGCAGGTAGTCCGCGGGCGGCAGGATCTTCGGCCGCCCGTTTTTCTTGCGCACCTTGAGGGGCGCGAAGACCTGGATGGTGTCGGGTGCGCCTATCACTCTGCCGCCTCGAGTTGGCGCGGCGTCATCAGATCTCGCATAACACCGGCGATGCCATCCGTGCGCAGGTCGATGACCAGGCCCTCAGCGGTCACGGTGACGCGGCGCACCAGCAGCTGAATGATGCGCGCCTGTTCGCCTGGAAACAGCTGCGCCCAGAGTTCCGGAAATTGCTGCAAGGCGGCGATGGCGTCAGCCTCTGGAATGTCATCCCTGTCCAATTTGGCGATAACCTGTGCTGTGGTTTCAGGGGTGCGCAGAACGCGGCGGATCTCGGTAATGACGGCACCCTCGGCTGTGTCGGCTGGCAAGCGCCGCGGGATGCCGTCGTCGGGCGTCTCACGGTTCTTTAGAAGGTCCATCGACACGTAGTATCTATACCGGCGCGTGCCTTTCTTCGTGCTGGAAGGCGTCATGGCGGCACCGGTTGCTGTGAACAGCAGTCCTTTCAGCAGCGCCGGCGTCTGCGTGCGGCTATTGTTGGCGCGCTTTCGGGGGCTTTCCCCCAAGATGTCATGCACCTGATCCCAAAGCCGCGCGTCGATGATGGCGTCATGCTCGCCTGGATATGCGGTGCCTTTGTGCACGGCTTCGCCGCGGTACACGCGGTTGTTGAGCAGGCGGTAGAGGTAGCCTTTGTCAATCAAGGTGCCCTTTTTGCTGCGCAACCGTTCGGAGCGCAGTTCGCGCGCCAGAACGGTGGCAGACCCAACCTCTATAAAGCGGGTAAAGATGTCCACGACGGTGTTGGCTTCCTCGGCATTCACCACCAGCTTACGGTCGCGCACGTCATACCCGAGGGGTATGTTGCCGCCCATCCATATCCCCTTCATGCGCGACGCTTTCACCTTGTCACGGATACGCTCGGCTGTGACCTCACGCTCGAACTGGGCAAAGGACAGCAGAATGTTCAGCGTCAGCCGTCCCATGGATGTGGTCGTGTTGAATGACTGGGTGACGGAGACAAAGGTGACGCCGTTCCGATCGAACACCTCGACCAGCTTGGAAAAGTCCATCAGTGACCGCGACAGGCGGTCGATCTTGTAGACAACAACCACGTCGACCAAGCCGTCCTCTATATCGGCAAGCAGTTGTTGCAGGGCAGGGCGTTCCAGGGTGCCGCCAGATATGCCGCCATCATCATACTGATCGCGTACCAGCGCCCAGCCTTCTGACTTCTGGCTGGCGATAAAGGCCTCGCAGGCCTCGCGCTGCGCATGCAGACTGTTGAACTCCTGCTCGAGGCCTTCCTCGCTCGACTTGCGGGTATAGATGGCGCAGCGCAGGCGGCGGGCGGGTTTTGTGGACACGTCCTTCATGCCTCGCCCCGCTTCCGCTCACGAAGTCCAAAGAAACGATAGCCATTCCACCGCGTTCCAGTAATGGCCCGCGCTACCGCGGACAGTGACTTGTAGCGTCGGCCGCCCCATTCAAAGCCGTCTTTCAATACCGTTACAGTATGAGCGACGCCGTCCCATTCGCGGATAAGCTTCGTGCCGACCACAGGGTTGCGGGGATCCGCAATCTGCGCCTTGCGCGTCAGGGTGCCATCGACTTCGTCCGCGAGCAGATCGAGCATGCGCCGCGTCTGCTTGTCAGGGCCGCCGTAGGTCAGTTCCTGAATGCGGTAAGCCAAGCGGCCTTCAAGAAAACCGCGGCTGTTGTTGGGGGCAGGGGCGTTAAACAGTACCTGCCACTCTGCCTTCAGGTCTTTCACTGACATCGCCTTGAGTGCGCTCAGGCGGGCTAGGATGGGTTCGTGTGTGGTCATGGAGATCTCCTCTGAGTTGGAGTTGCAGTACCGCTCTGTTCACAACGGAAGTGTAGCGAACAGTCTCCAGTATTCTGGGATAGATAGTCGCGATCGAGATCTACGAGGCGAACGACGGCCTTAGCTAGCAAGCCGTAGAGCTCAGTGCGGCGTTCGTGCGCCGTCATGCGGTCAGGGTGCAGGGGGTTGGGCCCCGCGCCACAGTTTTTGGATGAATTGTTCATAATAGACCTCTTTGGCTTGGGCCGAAAAGGATGCATTCAGTAAATATTAACAAGTAAAAACAGCATGTTGTCGGCTGGTGTCGGTTTGTGGCGTCCTCTGACGTGAACGCGTTTTAGACCACCCGGCCGTACCACCTAATCCTGCCCACGATGTTGACCTCGTCGAGTAGGCATTCATAAGGCGAGTAATTGGGGTTGTCAGAGGTGACGCTAATGCGCGGTGGCTCACTGGACGGAATATGTTCGATCCGCTTGGCCATCAGCCCCATGCCGTCGTGCAACACGAATAGGCCTGGCGGATAGGGTGACTTGCGTCCCATATCGACAAGGATCGTATCGCCATCATTCAGCGTGGGCATCATACTGTCACCGGTGACGCGCAGGATCCTGAGGTTCTTTGGGTTTGCGTCAAGCTCATCTTCGATCCAAGACTGCCGGAAATGATACATCTTACCGGCTTGCTCGTCCTCGGCGTGCACGATCGTGCCTCCACCAGCCGAGGCCTTCGCCTTCACGCCCGAAATGCCAACAAAGGTCGTGTCGGGTGAGTAGATCTTGGGCTCCTCACCCTCTAGGGTTCCATCACCGTCGATCAGCCAAGCAACATCAACCCTCAAGACATCTGCAACCTTCTGAAGTTTAGACCGGGTCGGGCGCACAGATTTGCCGCGGATGATGTCATAGATGAAGGAACGGTTAAGGCCCGAGGCCTCTGCAACGGCCGCGGGGGTCATGTCGAGTTGGAAAGCACGTGCCTTTAATCTCTGTGCAATGTTAGTGACGATCATGGTTATCCCCAGGTGGGTTGTGGACTAAATAGGATATGTATTCGGTTGAAATCGGATAGTCAAATTGATAGGAACATTACAGGAACATAGAGGGGTGCTGCTAGTGTTGATTCCACGAGAATATTTCACCCTGAATGAGGTTCTGGCAGACTGGGGGATCTCCGAGTCAGAGTTGGGCTATGTTGTGGAAATGGGCCAGCTTACTTTATCGGTGCGTATATATGGATCCTTTACGGTGGCTTACGGGAGGGCGAGATCTGTTCAACCCATTCCTGACTTTGAGGGGGTGGTCGATCTTGAGCGGCGTGACGCAATGCGTGTGTTGCGCAAGCAAGCGTGTTCGGTGACGGCCTTCGTTCAAAAAGGCGGAATGATGTCGACGTCGGGTGATGGCGAGGATTGGGTGGTCTATCGGGATACCTTGCTTGTGCGGGCCGACGAGCGGGCGCATTTTGAAGCAACATCCATGTCCGTTGGTGCGCCACATGCCAATGATTATGATAGGTTTTTGTCGTTTGAGCTTTTTGGAGAGCACTATTTGTTCACGGACATGCAGGCGCGTGCGTTGAACTATTTGTTCATCTGCGCCGTTACGGGGGATCCTGAGCAGCGTGGCGTGCAGATCCTGGTTGCGGCGGGATCTGCCTCCTTGAAACTCAGTTATCTGTTTTCCAGTCGCAAGGGGTGGCGGGACATTGTTCATCCTGTCTCGGGGCGAAGGGGGTATTACATGCTGGATCCCGCCTTGGTGGTGACGATGCGCGTCGGCTCCTGACATCTAACCTCCGTGCTAAACAGGCCCGCTGCGAGCGGGCTTTTTTGTGTCTGATGCGATCGAGATTCGGTTTTGGTGACGGGCGCTCAGTCCCATTCGGTCGGTGATTGGTCGGAGATTGGTCGGTGTAGGGTGGGCGTTGGGTTGGAGCTCCGACCGAAACTTTTTGGAGCATTGATTTTCCTACAAAAATTAATTTTGACCACCGACCATTCATGCCACGACCTCCAACCCAAGGGTTTGGCAAGGTGTTCTCATCAACGTGATGAGGACCGCTATGAACCAAGAATATTCTCTATTGAGCACGAAGCTCTTATCTCGGCGCTGGAACATTGCGCCGCGCACTTTGGAGCGTTGGCGCGCGGAGGGCCGTGGGCCGCAGTTCGTCCGGATCGGTCGGCACGTGCGCTATCGCCTGACAGATATCATCGACTTTGAAGTCAAGAATACACAAGCCAGCAGCGCTAATCGTCATCTGAGTGTCGTTCGGTGCGCCGCATGATTTCTCGTTTCTTCGTGAATGCGCCCAATGTTTCGGAATTCAAGCTGATGGCCTGGGTGGATACCGCGGCGCCTGGTGCACGGCTGGTTTATCATGACGGCTTTCTGGCGGTTGATACGACCTCGAGCGTTTCCACTCTGAGGAAACCCGCTCTCGAAGACCTCCGCGCGACTGCCAATGCAGCATTTCGGCTTTGTGAGCTTGGACGCATCCACCTTGTCCAAGAACGCCTTGGCCCGGACCGATTTGCCTATGTCGCCATCGTCCGGCCGCACAACTGCGCCGTCCCCTCTGCCGCTGTGAAGCAACTGGCCGCAGCCGCCTGATTTTTTAACCCCAAAGGAGTCCCTATGACCTATCCTGTAAACATCCCAAGCATGAACGACATGCTTAATCTGCCCGCGGGCGAACTGTCTCAGATGCCGGTAGACCTGCTGGTCGCGCTGCAAGGTGAACTTGATCACGCCAGCAAGCAGCTGAAAGCAGCAAATACGCGGTTCGGCACCGCTCTCGAAGTACGTTATGCCACCCGTGCTGAGGAGGCCCGGCGGGCCTGCGGTAAGGATACCGGCACTGTTCGGCTGGTCGATGGCGATTACACAGTGGTAGCCGATCTGCCCAAGCGCGTGGACTGGAACCAAGAGAAGCTTGCACAGATTGCCCAAAACATTGCCGACAGCGGCGAGGATCCGGCCGAGTTCATCGACACGAAGTTCAGCGTCTCTGAGCGCAAGTTTGGTGCGTTGCCGGAGTCCTGGCGCAAAGGGTTCGAGCCCGCACGGACCGTGAAGATGGGTGCGCTAAGGCTTAGGCTGGTTTCAGGCAGGGAGGAGGTACGCTGATGGCCATTTCCCTCGCATCTCTGCGCAAAAAATCGGTGCTCCAGCCGCCGCGCATTCTGATCCACGGCGTTGCTGGTGTCGGTAAATCAACCTTCGCGGCTGACGCTGACAGGCCTGTGTTCGTTATGACTGAGGATGGCCTCGGCAAATTGCAGGTTCCGCATTTTCCTCTTGCAACCAGTTATGCCGAAGTGGCGGAAGCGCTCGACGCGCTCCTAAATGAGGATCACGACTATGGCACGGTCATCGTTGACAGTGTCGATTGGTTGGAGCCGTTGATCTGGGCGGAAGCCTGCAAGCGCAACGGCTGGCAGTCGATCGAAACCCCAGGCTTTGGCAAGGGCTACGCTGAGGCGCTGATTATCTGGCGTGAATATCTCGATAAGCTAAACGCACTGCGGGACCGCAAAGGCATGGTCGCCATCCAGATTGCACATACCGATATCAAGCGCTTCGACAGCCCCGAGCACGAACCCTACGATCGGTATGTGATCAAATTGCAGGCCCGCGCCTCGGCGCTGCTGCAAGAGCATTCCGATGTGGTGCTCTTTGCGAACTACAGGATCTCAGTCGCCAAATCCGATGTCGGATTCAACAAAAAGGTTACCCGTGCGCTTGGGTCCGGTGCGCGCGTCATGCACGCCGAAGAGCGTCCCGCCTTCCTCGCCAAGAACCGTTACGGCCTGCCGGACACTCTGCCGCTCGCGTGGTCAGAGTTCCTCGCAGCCATGCCTCAACCTGAATAATAAAACCTAAAAGGATATCATTATGGCACGTTTTGACACGTCCTTCGACGCCACTAGCGTTGAGCCCACCACCGCCCACGAGTTATTGCCTGCTGGCAAATACAGCGCTCAGATCGTTGAGAGCGAGATGCGCGTTACCAAGAATGGCATGGGTCAGTTTCTCTGGCTGATGCTGGATATTATGGATGGCCCACACACGGGCCGTAAGATCTTCGACCAGCTAAACTTGGTGAACCCGAACCCTACCACGGTCGAGATTGCCCAGCGAGCGCTGTCGGCCATCTGCCATGCGACGGGCCGGATGCATGTGAGTGACAGCGAGGAGCTGCACCTTACCCCTATGAGGATCCAGGTGAAGATCAAGCCGCCGAAGAACGGATACGGCGAGAGCAATGCCATTGCTTATCTGCCGCCTGAAGGTGGGGGCGCTACGACCACTGCTGCAAAGCCTGCTGCAACCCCATCAGTACCGCCAGCAACGCAGGTCGCTTCTGCCCCGCCCAAGATGGCCTCTGCGCCCTGGAACAAGAAGGGCTGATCATCTGCGCTGCTCCGCATCCCTTCGTCGGAGCAGCGCCCAAACCCATCTAAGGATATTCCAATGACTGACCTACATAACGCAGGCCCTTTGGCTGCGATCAGCCCCGGCTTGCCTGAAGACCAGCGCCGGTTGATCGAACTCGACGACGACATCGCCAAGATCCGCACGCAGATCGCAACCGCCGATCTGGCGCGGCAGCGGGGGCAAAAATCCATCGACCCTGACTGGTTCCACCGGGCAAGAACCGCGCTGCGCCACCTGTGCCGCGAACGGTCCGAACTGCTCGCCAAAGGCACCGGCCGCCGTCGCCGCGAAAAGCTCAAGGATGCGCTGATCGGCGTGCTCCGTGAGCGGCACGATCCCGCGACCTGGGACGGCATTCTGGCTGAGGCCCAAATCCGCAGCGAACGGGAGGGATTGTGATGGCTGATCTTCCCGCACCACCCACGCCAACACTCACGGCCATCTATGCGTCCTATGAGGCACGCCAGGGCGACGGCTTTCGTGATCACCTTGGCGCGTCGATCATCGGCAAATCCTGCGCCCGGGCGCTCTGGTATGATTTTCGCTGGGTGACGCCCTCGCGCCATTCCGGGCGCCTGCTGCGCCTTTTTGAGACCGGGCAGCTAGAAGAGGACCGCATGGTCCGCAACCTGCGCGCCACCGGGGCCACTGTTTTGGAGTTGGATCCGGAAACAGGGCGTCAAATCCGAGTGGAGGCCCATGGCGGTCATTTTGGTGGCTCGCTCGATGGCGTCGCACTCGGTCTGCTTGAGGCCCCGAAAACCTGGCATGTGCTGGAATTCAAAACGCATGGGGTTAAGAGCTTTGCCGACCTGAGCGCGAAGGGCGTGGTGCTGTCAAAGCCACAGCACGCTGCGCAGATGCAGATCTACATGCACCTGACTGGCATCACCCGCGCGCTTTACATGGCGGTCTGCAAGAACACCGACACGCTTCATATCGAACGGGTTGAGGCTGATCCTGGCATGGCCGAACGCCTTCTGGAGAAGGCTGGCCGGGTCATCTTCGCCCAACACCCGCCTGCGCGGATCAGCGAAGATCCGGCTTGGTTTGAATGCCGTTTTTGCGATCACCATGCTGCCTGCCATGAGGGTGGCGGGGCTGCTGTGACCTGTCGGTCCTGTCTGCATTCTACGGCCGTCGATGGCGGATGGCACTGCGCACGCCATGACAGAATGCTGGCGCCGGCTGAGCAGCGGGCCGCTTGCGTCAAACATCTCTTCATCCCCGATCTCGTGCCGGGGGAGGTCATCGATGCGGGGGACGACATTGTCACCTACCGCATGATTGATGGCTCCACTTGGTCAAATGATGCTCGCAACACGGAGGCCGCGCCATGCTGACCCTGAGACCATATCAAGAGACTGCTATTGCTTCCATCTACAAGTACTACGAGAAAAATTCTGGCAACTGTTGTGTTGTCATCCCGACCGCCGGGGGCAAGTCGCTCGTCATGGCGTCCTTCATCGAAGGCGTGCTGAAAGCCTGGCCCGATCAGCGTATTCTGATCGTGACCCATGTGCGCGAGTTGATTGCGCAGAACCATGCCGAAATGATCGGCCTTTGGCCCGATGCCCCGGCAGGCATCTATTCGGCAGGCTTGGGCAAACGCGATGCGAAAGCGCGAATTCTTTTTGCCGGCATCCAGTCGATCCACCGCCGTGCCGCTGAGATCGGCCACACCGATCTGGTGCTGATTGATGAGGCCCATCTGATCCCGGGCAACTCTAGCACCATGTACCGGCGTTTCCTTGATGCGCTAAAGTGTATCAACCCGGCGCTGAAGGTGATCGGTCTTACCGCAACACCGTTCCGCACAGGCAGTGGCATGCTGCATGAGGGCAAGGACGCACTCTTCACCGACATTGCCTATGAGGCGCCGGTGCGCGATCTGATTGACGCAGGGTATCTGAGCCCTCTGGTTTCCAAGCAGCCCGCCACCCGGCTGGATGTTTCAAAGGTTGGCACCCGTGCGGGGGACTTCATTGCCCGCGATCTCGCCGTCGCGGTCGACCATGAGGCCACAACTCGGGCCGCTGTCAACGAGATCATCGACTACGGTAAAGATCGCAAGTCATGGCTGGCTTTCTGTTCGGGCGTCGAACACTCCCACCACGTTGCGCAGGAGTTCGATCGTCAGGGGATCACCTGCCGCACCATCTTTGGCGATACGCCAAAGGACGAGCGCGATGCTATTATCGCGGCCTTCAAGCGCGGCGAAATACGGGCGTTGGCATCGATGGGCGTGTTGACCACGGGCTTCAACGCGCCCGGCGTCGATCTGATTGCATTGTTACGCCCCACCAAATCTGCAGGGCTATACGTCCAGATGGTTGGTCGCGGTACGCGCCTGGCACCGGGCAAGGAGAACTGCCTCGTTCTGGACTTTGCCGGAAATGTACGCCGCCATGGGCCGATTGATCTGGTGCGACCCAAACGCCCCGGCGAAGGTGGCGGGGGCGACGCACCAACGAAGCTCTGTCCGGAATGCGAGAGCATCATCGCGCTCTCGGCCACTGAATGCCCGGATTGCGGATACGAGTTTCCCGCCCGTGAAGTGAAGATCGCACCGACCGCCGCTGCGCTGCCAATCCTATCGCCAAAAACGCCGCAATGGCTGCAGGTAAGTGGTGTTTCATACAGCCGACACCGCAAGCCGGGCGGGCGGCCCTCGCTGAAGGTCATCTATCACTGCGGGCTCACGAGCTACAGCGAATGGGTCTGCATTGAGCATCAGGGCTACGCTCGCCAGAAGGCAGCGGACTGGTGGCGTAAGTGTGCGCCGGGCACAAAAGTCCCGCTCAGCGTTGATGAAGCGATTGCGCAGGCAAGCCGTCTCGCGATCCCAAGCGACATCTCGGTCCGCCCATCGGGCCGCTATTTTGAAATCTCCGGTTACAGGTTCGATCCATGCCCCAACTCCACCCCGGCCTCTGCACCGTCTGCCACAGGGAACCTCGCGGCTTTGGCTGGTTCAACCCGATATTCACCGTCTCGGACAAGCGACGGGACAAAAGCCGCAAACACCTCTGCTCCCGCACCTGCCAGAACATCTGCCACAGGAGGACAGGTATGATCGATCCCACCCCGAATGAAATGCAGGCAATGAGCGTTGGCGGTCAACATGGTGGCGAGTTCCTCGAGAGCATCGGCAAATCAGATCTCGCCAATCTGACGGTGACCGAATGGGACCGCTTCCTTGATGCGGTCATCACCGGATATTGCGACCAACTGCGCGCGCTGGCGGGACAAGACCGCACACGGCTCGACGCCATGACCCCGGAGGTGCCTTTCTGATGAATGATTTATCCTACATGGCGCGCTTTGGCGCGCGGCTCGTCACCAACGGCTACGGCATCTTGCCAATTGGCCCAGGCACCAAAAAGCCGGGACAGTTCAAGCGTGGCGCTTGGGTTGATTACCCGGAATGGAACCGGCATGCAGAGCGCCCAACCACAGATGTCGAGATTGCGACTTGGTCGGCATGGCCCGATTGCGGCGTTGGGATTGTTGGCGGTGCAGTTGCTGCAGTCGATATCGATATCGTGGACAGTCCCGATCTCGCGCTCCGCATCGAGCAACTCGCATGCGACCGGCTGGGCGACACCCAAGCCCTACGGATCGGAAAGGCACCGAAGCGCATGCTGATCTACCGCGCGACGGCACCGTTCCGGGGCATCAAGCGCCACCCATTGGAAGTACTGTGCCTTGGCCAGCAGTTCCTGGCGTATGCAACCCATCCCGACACTGGCGCACCCTATGTCTGGCCCGAGGAAGGGTTGGCTGATCTCGATATCACGGAGCTGCCTGAAATCACTGCTGAGGACGCCAGTGCCTTCCTTGATGAAGCCTACACATTGTTGCCGGAGGGCCTGCGCCAACGTGGCCTGACAACTGCGTCCTCGACAGCCGAGCATTTGCGTAGCCACAGTCAGATTGGGACTTTGCCCGCCATTGAGGCAGCGCTCGCATGGCTGCCCAATGCCGAGCTGGATTATGACAGCTGGATGCGCGTCGGTATGGCGCTCAAAGGCGCGCTTGCTGACGCTGGGGCCGATCTCTTCGCTGACTGGTCGGCACAAGCAGCAAAGGATGTACCCGCGACCACGGCCAAGGCCTGGGCCAGCTTCAAACCCGACCGGATCGGCGCAGGCACGATCTACCATCTCGCCATGGAGCGCGGCTGGCAGCCTGATCCCGGTTTGCGCCTGGATGGTAGCGTTGATCCTGAGGTGGCACATCCAGCGGCCGGGCTGTTATCGAGGTTAAGTAGCCACTCTGTCGAAACGGATGACACCCCAATCAACCCGCCGTTTACGCTGGCGATGCCGGACGGTCTGGTAGGCGATCTGACCAATTACATGCTGAACACTGCACGGCGTCCGCAACCGCTTTTGTCTCTTGGGGCCAGCCTATGTGCCATCGGCGCGCTAATGGGACGGCAATACAGAACTGAGAGTAATTTGCGCTCAAACCTTTATGTAGTTGGCATCGCTGATAGTGGCTCCGGCAAGAACCACGCCCGCGAAATCATCAACGAGACCTTCTTTGAGGCGGGATTGTCCCATTACCTTGGTGGCAACAAGATCGCTTCTGGCGCGGGGCTTCTGACCGCGCTGCACCGCCAGCCTGCGATCCTGTTCCAGATCGACGAGTTTGGCATGTTTTTGGCGGCCGCCGCTGATCGCAAGCGCAGTCCGCGTCACATAACTGAGATACTGGACAACATGACAGAGCTCTTCACCTCAGCGGGTGGTATATTTCTTGGCGCTGAATATGCCAACCGGGATGGCTCGAACGAGCGGCGAGATATTAATCAACCCTGCCTTTGCGTCTACGGTACCACGACGCCATTGCATTTCTGGGGGGCATTGCAGGGTGCAAACGTCGTCGATGGCTCGCTTGCGCGTTTCCTGATCCTGCCGAGTGATGAGGATTACCCGGACGAGAACATCGCTGTTGGTATTCGGCAGGCCCCACCGGCGCTGATCCGGGACCTGCAGTGCGTGGCCGCAGGCGGCTTGCTCCAGAAGGGCAATCTGATAGGCAAGACCGCGGACCAGAACACCACCGTGACGCCGATGATCGTGCCGATGACTGAGGAGGCTCGCGCACGGTTCAAGGCGCTCAGTCTCGAGTTGACAGGTGAGTTACGCGCAGCAGCGGGGACGGCATGTACGGCGATCCTAGCGCGTATTGGCGAAAACTCATTGAAACTGGCATTGATCGTCGCAGTGGGCCGTGATCCAGCGCGTCCTGAAATCGACCTCACGGCAGCGGATTGGGCCATTGATTTTGTGCGGTATTTTGCGCAGCGGACCATGGCTGCGGTCGAGCGTCATGTGGCCGATACCGAGGTCGAGGCTCATCTTAAACGGCTCAAGGAGATCATTCGAAATGCTGGGGCGAAGGGGATCACCAAGTCCGAGATCACCCGCGCATCACAATGGTTGAAATCCCGCGATCGAAATGAGATTCTGGAGACACTGATCGAAAGCGGGGATGTCACGACGGGCATGCGCGAGACCGGCGGCCGTAGGGCCATGGTTTACCGAATTGTCAGGTGACCGACAGGCTTCTTTCAAAACGGGGCTTTCTTCAATTGAAAGAATTTTGTGTCTAAGTCTCTGTACATAAACGCATTTTTGACTTCCTTCACTTCTTTCAATCTTTCAAGAGGACACCAGTATATATGTGTGTGCTCGCGCGCGATGAGAAGTAAGGAAAAGGTACCTATTGAAATATAAGTAATATTGAAAGAAGGTATATTATACATACTGTTCAACGCTTTACGGGCTGACTTCTTTCAAATCTGCCCGTTGAAGGAATTGAAAGAAGTGCTGGGCGGCCCGTTCGCCCCGCACCTGACCTGACCACCCTTCGGGGCTTGGCGAGACCGCAGCCTTCACCGGCCAGTCCTCTCGCCTCGCTCACCAAACCGAAGAGGAGGTCTGCATGACCCAAACAAACGAACACCCACGCACCATTCTTGCCCTCGATCTGGGTACCACCACTGGCTGGGCTATCCGTGGCTATGACGGCTTGATCACCAGCGGCACTGCCAGCTTCAAGCCCGGCCGCTATGACGGTGGTGGCATGCGCTACCTGCGCTTTACGAACTGGCTAACGGAACTCGACCGGCTGTCGGGTCCGATTTCGACGATCTGGTACGAAGAAGTAAGGCGGCATGCAGGCACCGATGCTGCCCATGTTTACGGCGGCCTCATGGCCTCACTGACCAGCTGGGGTGAACTCAGGGGCGTGCCATATGAGGGCGTCCCAGTTGGTACCATCAAAAAATACCTAACCGGTCAGGGTAACGCGCCAAAGCAGGCCATGATCGACGCTGCTCGCAAACGCGGCTTCAACCCTGCGGATGACAACGAGGCCGATGCCATAGCCATCCTGCTCTGGGCGATCGAGACGAATGGAGGTGTCGCATGATCTGCCATCGTCAAATTGGTCTGGAACAGCGCGATGGTGATGATGTCGGCCGTGATCCGCGCGCCATGTCGGCGGACGAGTTGAAGCAACTTGGCCATAACCGCGTCTCGCCTTTGCGGGCCCTGCGCCTCAAATGTCTCGATTGCTGCAATGAATCAGCTCAGGAAGTGCGGCTCTGTACAGCGGTTGACTGCGCGAGTTGGCCGTTTCGGTTGGCAAAGAACCCGTGGCTGTCACCATTGAGTGCTGAGGCGCGTGCACAGAAGGCCGACCTGATGCGCCGCAATCGTGTCTCCGCTTTGACGACACCTGATAAAAATCAGGTGCAAATCGACGCCTCGGATTTTGATAGGCTAGGGGTGCCCAAGGACACAGCCGTCGATTTGCCCTCATCAAAACTGGGTGTCGCAGAGGGAGGTGCGTCATGAATTGTATGCGGTTCACTCCAAGAGGCTACGGCGGTCACCGCCGCGACCCCGAGCAGGTCAAGCGCGATGGCTGGCATGAGCAGGGCGTGCTGGCTGTCAGCGTCCATGATGACCGTCTGACATGGCCTGAGCGTGCACTGGTTGAGCAGCTAGGCGCGAAACTATACGGGCCACGCCAACAGGTCAGGGAGGTGCGCAATGGGTGATGAATGGACCCGTGCTACGGTGGCTGACCGGCTGGACCTCGCAGCGGACGTCATGCGGTCCATGCCGCCTGTGCGCCCCCAGGGTTTCGTCAGCGCCTGGCCTGACTACGTCTCCACCTTCGCCGATCAGGTGGGGCAGGAGCCTCGGATGAAACGGCCGCTGCCCTCGCCGCGGATGATCACACAGGCTGACGAGGCAATGCTCTGGCTGCGATGGCTAGACAAGGACATTGGTCAGATCCTTTGGGCGCGCGCCAACCGCAAGGCCTGGAAGGGTATCAGTTGGCAGCACGGGATCAGTCGTGCCACGGCGAACCGTCGGTTTGAGTACGGGCTGGCGGTGATTGTCTTGCGGCTCAACGGCAAGGCCGTGCCGCGCAAGCGCTCGATGGCGTTCGTTATTCAGCGGACCGGATGAGTGATCGGGGCGGCGGTAAACGCGGCCGCCCTGTCAACCCCTTTCGTTCGCGCGAGACATTTTTTGGTGAGACACCACAAGGTGTGACAGATCCCGATCGTGAGGCTATAAGAACGATAAGATGACCGTCGTGTGGCCGAGAGAACGGGTCGGTTTTAACGGGTTTGTTGAGGTGTAAATGGTGACCGATTTTGCAGAAAAAACTGTCTCCAGTCAAAATATTGCACCACCTAACCCATTGATATTGAACGGGTCCTTCCTGTTTGTAACCGTATACGGTGGGGCTTGGCGCCGCGCTTTCCTAGTAACAGCCTCAAAAACACCCATTTCGTTTCGCTTTGAGCAAAACCTCAATGAAACTTGAGCCTGACGGCCAGCTAAACCCCGCCTGAAACGAAACGGGGGTCTGACCCCATTTCGTTTCGCGGACCTACGGTTCGTTTCACGGCCCGAACCTGTTTCGGTTCGGCGCTTTTCCAAGGAAACACTCATGGACGTTTTCGACCTGCCGCTTGAGCAGATCATTCCCTATGCGCGCAACCCGCGTAACAACACGCAGGCTATCGCCACAGTGGCAGCCTCGATCCAGGAGTTTGGCTGGCGACAGCCGATCGTTGTGGATGAGGCAATGGTTGTTCTAGCCGGGCACACGCGGCTGGAAGCGGCGCGCAAGCTCTGTTTCAAGACCGCACCAGTGCATGTGGCCAAAGGTTTAACCGAGGCCCAGGCCCGCGCTTTTCGGATCATGGACAACCGCTCAAGCGAGAACGCGGAGTGGGACAAGGACCTCTTGAACCTCGAACTGGCGGATTTGTTGGAGGCTGATTTTGATCTGGGCCTGACGGGTTTTACTGATGACGAATTGAACGCGCTTATGAACAGCCTTGAGGAGGGCGCTGGTTCACGGGAGAGCGAAGATGATATCCCTGAACTTCCTGATGAACAGGTAAGCCGACTGGGCGATCTCTGGATCCTTGGCAATCACCGGCTCCTTTGTGGTGACAGCACGGTGGCCACCGATGTCGAGCGGGTTCTGAATGGCGTGAAGCCGCTATTGCTCATAAGCGATCCACCGTACGGAGTAGAATACGATCCGGGCTGGCGCAATCAGACAGGGGCGGCAAAGACGAAACGCACCGGCAAGGTGCTGAATGATGATCGGGCTGATTGGCGCGAGGCCTGGGCGCTGTTTCCAGGCGATGTCGCCTATGTCTGGCATGGCGCGCTGCATGCTGCGACAGTCGCCGAAAGTCTTGAGGCCGCTGGCTTCATGATCCGCTCCCAGATCATCTGGGCGAAGGAGCGGCTGGTACTGAGCCGGGGCGATTATCACTGGCAGCATGAGCCGGCATGGTATGCTGTAAAAAAGAGTGGCAAAGGCCATTGGGCGGGTGATCGCAAGCAGACGACGCTGTGGCAAATCCCGAGTAAGGATCAGGATGCCAAGACTGTCCACGGAACACAGAAGCCTGTGGAATGCATGCGGCGTCCGATCCTGAACAACTCAAGCCCGGGGCAGGCGGTTTATGAGCCCTTTATGGGATCAGGCACCACACTGATTGCGGCTGAGACCACGGGGCGGGTCTGCTACGGGATCGAGCTAAACCCCGCTTATGTTGATGTTGCTGTAGAGCGGTGGCAGCAGTTTACGGGGCAACAGGCCATACTTGAGGGAGGCGAGCAGACCTTCGATGCCCTGAAAGCTGAGCGTGTGGCCGCATGAAACAGTCTCGCCTCATGTCGCTGATTGAAGCGATTACCAACGTTTTTGTTGGATATATTCTCGCCGTGGTGACGCAAATCGTCGTGTTCCCATTGTTTGGCATCGACGCCGTCTTGAGTGATCATTTGACGATCGGCTTGGCATTTGTCGGCGTATCTTTGGCTCGGGGATATCTGCTGCGACGCTTGTTTGAGCTTCTTGGCAAAAGATTGTCAGGGCGCGATACTTCTATGTATGAGTCGTCAACAGGATCTTAACACGCACCGGTCCTCCGATGAAGGCGAGGTGCCAAAAACGGTGCTGCCGCAAAATCTTGCGGCTTCGCTGCAGCATCTACCTGAGCATGACATTATGCGTCTCGCAGAGGCATTGGCGACCGAGTTGGACAGACGCGGTCTTACTGCGCCCAAGGAGAAAGCCAAGCCGCAAAGCAAAAGCGTGCCAGATCCGATCCTGTCACAGTTGACCCAATCACAGATCGGTTTGATCCGGTCGTCTATCCAAGCAGGTGTGAAGCCTGCTGCGTTGTCCCGGCAATTTGGTATTACGCGTGCACAGATCACGGCAGCTCTCAAAGAGGGCAAATAAAAAAGGGCCAGCACAAGGCTGGCCCAGTCTGAGGCAGCTTAAAGTGGCGCGGGGGTGCACCACTTTGAGCAGTTGAGGTTTCATACAGGCGAATCCTCGCCAACAATCATTGGCATGCCGCAGGATTCTACAAGAAAGGGCTGGGCTTAAAGGTAGCTGAGTTACTGAGAAGTCACACATTAAGTGTTTCGGTACGGCCGAGGACGAGCAGGCCATTGGCATAGGTGTAGTGGGCAGCCCTTGTGGTTTTGAACATTACCTTAGTGTCAGGCAGCCTGTAGATGCGGCCGCGGATCGCATCGAGTTGTGATGTGATCTTGAGGCCATGCCGTTTTTTAAGCGCACCTGACATTGCACCGCGAACGGTGTGTGCTCGCCATTGGGTAGCTGCGGCAATCTCGGCAATTGTGGCACCTTCGTCTCTGCGCAGCATATAGATAATTGTCTGTAGCTTGGTTTGTCGGGGGCTTGCAGCGGTCGTCATCATGATATCTTTGGATTATGTGGCTGATTACACTGCATGCTCGCCTTCCTTAAAGGCGTTGTCCGTGATGTTTTTAAGCAGGCTGGCATAGTGCTCGAGAGTGCCGACGTCGCCCCAGTTGATCTCGTCGGGATGGCTGTTGAAATGGTTATCGCTGAGGTGTGCCAAGCGGGCGAGCATCTCGTCGATCTCGGCCTTTTTGCCGAGGAAGGCGGCCAGCGCTGCGTCGTGGTTGCGTTGCTCCTTTGCGGTGCGGAGCTGATGGCGGTGCGTTTGTTGCGGGTTGAGGTGGGGCAAATTGGCGGCTCCTAGCTGCGTTGTTTGATGCAATCAGCTTCGCTCTACTGGGGCGCTCTATCCACTATAATCGCAGCAATAACATGGCTCATTTCAAACCTGTAGGATCACTTTATGTCAGCAGCCACCCAATCCATCGGTGTGATCGCAAAGCTGCTTGATCTGTCGGAGCGCAGGGTTCAGCAACTGAGCCGGGAGGGGGTGATCCCGAAGGCGGAGCGCGGTCAGTATGATCTGATCGGGTCGGTGCGTGGATATGTGCGCTACCTGCGCGATCAGGCGCTGAAGGCGCAGGCGGGTGCGCCCGACTATGCCGCCGAACGTGTGCGCTTTATCCGGGCCCGCGCCGACCTTGCGGAAATGGAAGCGAAAGAAAAGCGCCGATCTCTGATTGCAGCCGACCAGGTTGAAGCGGCTTGGATCGCCGTACTGGCGCTTTTGAGAACCCGTCTGTTGGCGCTGCCTGACCGGCTGGCTCCACAGGTATTTGAGCAATCCACAGTCGGAGATACCCGTAACCTTATTCGTGCCGCCATTCGCGAGGTGCTTGATGATCTCGCAGAGCCAGACATTGAATTTAAAACCGACCCTGACATTGATGGGCTCAGCGATCCTGAAACGGACGGTGGCAAGGGCACTAGCGGTTCTGAAACCACCGCCGGACCTGACGATCAGCGATTGGGCGGACCAGAACCGGCGGCTGAGTTCTGAAGCCAGCGCCGAGCCTGGCCAATGGCGAACAAGCCGCGCCGAATACCAGCGCGGGATTATGGACGCGATCTCGGATCCCACAGCGGAAACTGTTGTGATCATGTCGGGCAGTCAAATTGGTAAGTCGGAATCTATACTCAATATGGTTGGGTTTCACATAGACCATGACCCGGCACCGATCATGGTGGTGATGCCGACAGAGCGGGACGCTGAAACCTGGTCGAAGGACCGCTTCTCACCAATGGCGCGAGATACGCCTTGTTTACAGGACAAGATTGCCAACCCCAAATCACGGGATGGGAACAACAAGATCCTGCACAAACGGTTTCCGGGTGGCCACCTAACCATTGTGGGTGCCAACGCACCTTCTGGTCTGGCAAGTCGTCCGATCCGGTTGCTGCTTTGTGATGAGGTCGATCGCTACCCGTTCAGCGCGGGGGCCGAGGGCGATCCGGTCAACCTTGCAAGAAAGCGCACCGTGACGTTCTGGAACCGCAAGATCGTGCTGGTCTCAACGCCGACGAACAAGGGCGCGAGCCGGATCGAGACGGCGTTTGAGGAAAGTGATCAGCGCCGTTTCTGGGTGCCATGTCCCGACTGTGGGTATGATCAAATCCTGATCTGGCCACAGGTCAAATGGGACAAGGGCGAGGATGGCGGCCACAAGCCGGACACTGCACGGTATCACTGCGTTGACTGCGATGCAGCTTGGCGCGACGAGGTCCGCTGGGCGGCAGTGTCAAAGGGGCACTGGGTTGCTGAGCAGCCCTTTGCGGGCACAGCCGGGTTCCATCTGAACGAGCTTTATTCGCCTTGGGTTCGATTGGCTGCGATGGTCAAAACCTACCTGTCGGCGCGGGCTGGCGGTGATGATATGATGAAGACCTTCATCAACACATCGCTGGGTGAGACCTGGATGGAAAGTGGTGAGGCACCCGACTGGCAACGCCTGCAGGGGCAGAAGGAAGAGTGGACACCCGGCACTGTGCCGGCCGATGGGTTGTTTCTGACAGCAGGCGCGGATGTTCAAAAGGACCGGATTGAGGTTGATGTCTGGGCCTGGGGTAGGGGGCTGCAAAGTTGGCTCATCGATCATGTTGTTATTGAGGGTGGTCCCGGAGCTTCGGCATGCTGGCAGAAACTCTCCGAGCTTTTGGGGCAGACTTGGCAACACGCCAGCGGCCAGCACCTGAGCATTGCAAAACTGGCGATCGATACAGGCTATGAGACCAGCGCGGTCTACGGCTGGGCGCGGCAGATGGGGTTTGGACAGGTCGCACCGGTCAAGGGACTTGAGGGGTTCAACCGCGCAAGCCCGGTGACGGGACCAACCTTTGTGGATGCCACGATTGGCGGCAAGCGGCTGCGGCGCGGTGCGCGGCTCTGGTCGGTGGCAACCTCGACCTTCAAAGCGGAAACCTATCGTTTCCTGCGCCAGGATCGGCCGACGCCAGAGGAAATCACCGCGGGATCTTCGTTTCCAGCGGGAACAGTGCATCTGCCAAATTGGGCCGACAGTGAATGGCTCAAGCAGCTGACGGCTGAGCAGCTGGTCACCGTTAAGAACAAGCGCGGATTTGCAAAGCTCGAATGGCAAAAGCTGCGTGAGCGCAATGAGGCGCTGGATTGCCGGGTATATGCGCGCGCAGCTGCTTGGATTGCCGGTGCGGACCGCTGGTCGGAGGCGCGGTGGGCCGAGTTGGAGCGACAGCTCGCGGTCGAAACTAGCGGGCCAGCGGTAGAGGCAAACGCAAAACCAACGCTGCGGCCATCTGCAAGAAGGCGGACGATGCGGTCGAGTTATATGGGGTGATAAATGGCCACAATTTCTGAACTCCGCACCCGCCGGGAGGCGCTCGCAGTCCAACGTTCCTCCGGCGTCGCCCGCGTTAGCTATGACGGCAAGACTGTGGATTACCGCAGCGCGGCTGAAATCGACCGCGCCATAGAGGCGCTGGATCGCGAAATCGCCAAACTCGAAGGACGGCGGATCGTAAGGCAGGTGCGCATTCTCACATCTAAAGGGCTCTAACACATGGGGTTACTGGACACGTTCCGTCGCCCCAAGCCGGGCGGCCCCAAAGCGATGCGTGCGCGTCTTGAAGGGGCGATGTCAAAACGCCGGCTGCGGGGCTGGAACCCACCGCTTGAAAACATCAATGCGTTGGTGGCATCGGGTGGGCCAAAGTTGCTGGCCCGCTCGCGTGAACTGGTGGTGACGAACGGCTATGCGGCGAATGCCTGCGAGGCCTTTGCATCCAACATGGTGGGGGATGGAATTAAGCCGTCCTCACTGATTGAGGATGCAGCATTACGTGATGAGGTCCAGCGGCTCTGGCTTGCTTGGACCGATGAGGCGGATGCCGACGGGCTGACGGATTTTTATGGTCTGCAGGCGATGGTTGCGCGCGAAATGTTTGTTGCGGGTGAATGCTTCGTGCGGATGCGGCCCCGCCGGGCCGAGGACGGCTTGTTGGTGCCGCTGCAGTTGCAGCTACTACAATCGGAAATGCTGCCATTCGAGAAGACCGAGACGGCCCCGAACGGGAACCGCATCCGCTGCGGGATCGAGTTTGACCTAATCGGTAGGCGGGTGGCTTATCATTTCCGCAGGCGTCATCCTGGCGACAGCACGGATCACCGCGTCGCGATACCAGAAACCATGCGCGTGCCAGCCGAAGATGTGCTACACATCTACCGCCCCATTGATGCGGGTCAGATCCGTGGCTTGCCGCATATTGCGCCAGCGATGGTGCGGTTGTTCCTGCTTGATCAGTATGATGACGCCGAACTAGATCGCAAAAAGACAGCAGCAATGTTTGCCGGCTTCATCACCAAGACAGCGCCGGAAGATCCGATAATAGGCGAGGGCGAGGCGGATCTTGATGGCGCAGCTATGGCCAGCCTTGAGCCCGGCACCATGCAGGTTCTGCTGCCGGGCGAGGATGTGAGGTTCTCAAGCCCAGCTGATGTCGGCGGCGGCTATGAGGCGTTTCAATATCGCACGCTGCTTGCGGTTTCTGCCTCGCTGGGGCTGCCCTATCACCTTGTTACTGGCGATGTGCGCCAGGCCAATTATTCGAGCCTGCGGGCCGAACTTGTCGAATTCCGCCGCCGCGTGCAGCAATTGCAGCACGGGGTGATTGCGCATCAGCTCTGCCGACCCATCTGGCGTCGCTGGCTTGAAACCGCACAACTGGCGGGTCGGCTGGATCTGTCTGATCCCGCGGCTGCGCGCGTAGTGCAGTGGATCCCACCACGGTGGGATTGGGTTGATCCCTTGAAAGACATTCAGGCGCAGGTGCTGGCGATGGAGGCGGGCATCACCTCAAGACGCAAGGTGGTCGAGGCCACGGGCTATGATGTCGAGGAGGTCGACCGTGAAAACGCGGCCGATGCTGCGCGGACAAAGCAGTTTGGGCTCGTGTACCGCACCAGCCCAGGCGAGACGCAAGGTGCGCGGGCAACACCGAGCCAGACGCCGGAACCAGATGACAAAGGCGACGAGTACGCCGCTCAATCCAAACAGGAGTGACACCATGAACAGTTGGTACACGATCCGTGCCCGGGCAACGGGCGCGGAAGTGCTGATCTATGACGAAATCGGCGCTTATGGCGTTTCTGCCAAAGGGTTTCTGGCCGAGCTGGGGGCGTTGCCGGATGATGCACCGATCGATCTGCGGCTGAACAGCCCCGGTGGTTCGGTCTTCGATGCGGTGGCGATCTATAATGCGCTGAGCCGTCATGCAGGCACAATTACCGTCTGGATCGATGGTATCGCGGCCTCCGCTGCGAGCTACATTTCCATGGCGGGCGACGAGATCGTCATGCCAGAAAACGCTTTTCTGATGATCCATGACCCGTCTGGCGTTGTCATGGGCACGGCCGCAGACATGCGCGACATGGCCGGCACGTTGGACAAGATCGCAGCCAGCATGACGCGGGGATACGCGGCCAAATCCGGCAAGCCGGAGGCTGAAATAGCGGCATTGCTGTCGGCGGAGACATGGTTTGACGCAAAAGATGCGTTGGAGGCGGGGCTGGCCACGCGCATGGCAGAGCCGGTGCGGATTGCCGCCAGCTTTGATATCGGGCGGTTCCGTAACGTCCCGCCTGAACTGGTTGAGGCAGTTGAGGCCATCGCGCCTGACCCCGCAACCACAGCCAGGGAAATCGTTGGAGACGATAAAGGTGTGGCAGGCAATGACGCTGCGCCAATCGCTTCTGATCCCGCGACCAAGGTTCCCGCCGGGAACGTTGATCCGGTGGCAACAACCGCCGATCCTACGTGTACAAGTGTGCGGGACGAGGGTCTTCAAGCCGGAAACGCCCAATCGCGTGCGGCAGAGAACTGCGCTGCAGCCGCCAACGCACCACCCGACGCACCACTCGACGCTGGGGCGATCCGCGCTGAGGCGATGTCTCATGCCCGCGCTGTGATCGATCTTTGCCGCCTTGCGGGCCAGCCGCAGATGGCAGGTCGTTTCCTAGAGGAAGACGTGGGGCTCGACGAGGTCCGCCATCGACTTCTGGCAGTCAAGGCCGACGCCACCCCTGACATCACCGCCGCCCATGCCCAACCCGGGCGCGCGGCCAACACCCAATCCTGGGGCGATGTGATCGCCCGTACATTCCGCCAGAAAGGATAATCGTTCATGACCATGCTCACAGAAGGAAAACACACAGGCGGCTTTCTCGTCTGGGAAGTGCTGCGTGATTACACCCGCGAAACCGTCACCCTCGCATCTGGCGCAGGCAAGCTTGCGCCGGGCACGGTGCTTGGAAGAATTACCACCGGCGGAAAATACACAAGCTTTGCACCTAGCGCGTCCAACGGCAGTCAGAACGCTTCTGGCATCCTGTGGGACTCTGTGGATGCGAGCGCAACTGATGCGTCCGCAGTTATACTTTTCCGGGGTCCTGCCATCGTCAATCGTCAAGACCTTGTTTGGCCCGATGGTGCAACCGAGGCCCAGATTACTACCGCCACCACGGCACTCGCCTCAATTGGCATTATTCTGCGCTAAGGCGTAGCCCCAAACCCATTACATTAAGGAGGCTGGCTTATGGCCACCATGGATATCTTTGAAGGCGATGCCTTCTCCGTCATAGAACTCACCCGCGCCCTCGAAAACATTCCATTCAAGCCTGCCACTCTTTCTGGCTCCGATTTGTTCGCAGAACGCGGCGTACGCACCCGTACGGTCGTGATTGAAAGTCGTGATGGCACTTTGTCGCTCATCCCGTTTTCGGAACGGGGCGGAGGCTATGATCAGCAGATGCCGGAAAGCCGGCAGGTGCGGGCCTTCGTGTGTCGTCAGTTCAAAAAACAAGATGTACTTTGGGCATCCGAGATCCAAGGTATTCGTGAGTTTGGCTCTGAGAGCGTGACCCAGCAGGCCCAAGCCGAGATTGCACGCCGTATGCGACGCCTGCGCACTGATGCAGAGGCAACGTTTGAGTATCATCTTCTCAACGGCATTCAGGGCTTGGTTAAAGATCCTCGTGATGGCTCGGTGGTAATCAATTTCGCGAATGAATTTGGGATCACGCCTGTGGCGGAGATCGATTTTGATCTCGACAATCAGTCGCCAGCTTCTGGGGCGCTGCGCAAACGTTGCCAAGCTTTAATTGAAAGTGTTGAGGATAGCTTGGGCGAGCTTGCGGTCGGGCCTGTGCAACTGCGGGCGGAGTGTGGCTCGGCGTTCTTTGCGGATCTCGTGGCGCATAAGGAGATCCGCGAGACCTATCTCAACACGGCTGCTGCGAATGAGTTGCGGGGCAGGGCGGTTGATGAGTTTACCTTTGGCGGCATCACCTTCCGCCGTTATGGTGGCACCGCGACCATTGGGGTGCCAACTGATAAAGCGTTTTTCTATCCACAGGGGATTGAAGGCCTGTTCGAGATCTACTTCGCACCGGCTGACACCTTTGAGACAGTCAATACGATCGGCTTGCCGCTTTATGCCCGTATGATTCCGGATCGGGAGCGGGATGAGTGGGTGCGTCTGGAGATCGAGAGCAATCCACTCCCGATTTGCACCCGGCCACAGGTGCTGCGCTCGGCCAAGCGCACCTGATGACAGCCTTCGCTGATGCGCTTGGTGTTTTGTTTAGGGATGCCAATCTCTCGGTTGAAATTTGGCACCGTGATGTTGAGGGGCAATTCACCTGTGTTCGTGGCATCCTGCGGCGGCCGGATGAACTCACTGACTTTGGTGCGGCTCGGCTTCTCTCAGATACCACCCGGATCGATGTCCGGGTGGCGGATATTCCAGCCCCTCTGCCGCAGGAACAGATCCTGATCGGCGAGGAAACCTTCCTGATCCAGGGCGAGCCGCAACGCGACCGGGAGCGGTTGGTCTGGACCATTGAGCTTACTCCAGCATGAAACTTGGCCTTGATATCAAACCCGACCTCATTGCCGTGATGGCAGACGAGGTGAAAGCCGGGGAAAAGGCTGTCAGCACTGCGATGCGTGCAGCGGGCACGGACCTTAAAACCGCATGGCGCGGGCAGATCACTCAAGCTGGCCTCGGTCGGCGATTGTCGAATTCGATCCGGAGCCAAACCTATCCGAAAACCGGGGAAAGTTTGAAGGCCGCAGCTCTGGTCTGGTCGAATGCACCCCAAATCATCGGGGCCCACGACACCGGACCATTGATCCGCTCAAAGGACGGGTTCTGGCTTGCTATCCCAACGCCGGCAGCCGGTAAGGGCGCGCGCGGCAAGGCGCTGACCCCAGGCGAATGGGAGCGGCGGCGGGGTCTGCGGTTGCGGTTTGTCTACCGGCGGAGCGGTCCAAGCTTGCTGGTGGCAGATGGCCGGCTCAACAATCGCGGACTGGGCGTGGCGTCTCGCTCAAAATCGGGTCGTGGACGCAGTACTGTGCCGATCTTTCTTTTGGTGCCGCAGGTGAAACTAGTGAAAAGGCTCAATCTGGCGCGGGATGCTGATCGGGTGCAGGCAGCGGTACCTGGACTGATCGTGGCGAATTGGCTCGAAAGGTTTAGCGTTTAGCGCTCAAGGCTCTTTGAACAAATGCCTCTGCGTCACCAACGGTTATGATTTCCTCAGACTCTGCATCTTTAATTTCAAGACCAAACGCTTCCTCTAAACGCATGACCAGCTCAATTTTATCAAGGCTGTTCGCGCCGAGATCTTGAATGAAAGACGTCTCATGGGAGAGTTCATTCACGTTGAGATCAAATTTTTGCGCCACAATTTCGCGAACGGTTACTCCAGATGTATTCATGCTCAGTCCTCCTATAACGGGAGCGATCACCTCCGCCAGTATGCTCATTGACATAGCTATCCCTTGGGAAGAACTCAATGCCCACCACCCGCGAAACCATCCTAAGCGCTTTGACGGGTCTGCTTAGCACGATCCCGCATATGGCTGTTTTACGCGGAGAAGTTCTGCCGGAACGCATTCCGCCGGCGGGGCTCATGATCCTGCGCGATGGAAATCCAGGAGAGCCAAGCGTGACCTTGTCTCCGTTGACCTATCACTTTCAACATCAGGCCGAACTCGAGGTGATCGTGCAATCATCGACTGATCGAAACGCTCTCCTTGACGCTATAATCGGACAAATCGGGGCCGTGATTGCGGTGGATCGAACTCTTGGAGGGCTTTGCGACTGGATCGAGCCTGAAGCGCCTGAGCCTGTCGATCTTCCAGTTGAGGGCGGCGCAAGTCTAAAAGCTGCCATCGTAGTTGTTGTACTACACTATACAGCGGCCAACAGCTTAGAATGACTTTCTGATTGGAAGACTTTAAGCAGCTGCCTTTTGTGATTGCCTCGGTGACGAGGCACGAACAAGTCAAATGCACGATTTGGTTTAGACGGGGATATAGCTGCTCAGGAGATTTAAAATAAAAACAAGTAGGGTGAGACCCACGATAACGAGGATCATGAAAATTGACGGTTTAAGGCTACTCTTTCTGCCCTTTGGTTTTTTAAAATCAAGTCCCAATGGTTTAGATCTCTGCTCCTTGCCCCCAGACATTAGCAAGTGAAGGCTAGCAGATTTTTTATATAATGCGATGATTTCTTTAATCTTGAGTGGAGCGTTTCGGCCTGCACGTCATATGGCCATCAATCATGGCGCCAGCTTCAACAGAAACGCGTTCACATTGGATATCTGCTTTGGTCGCACTTTTGCTTTTAAACGTTGCATCCTCAGCCACCAAGTTACCAGTGAGTGTGCCGCTGACTGTGATGTGCTTTGTGCTGACTTTGCCATTTATGCGCCCGTCTTCGGTTACAAAAAGTGTATCGGCACTGAGATCACCTGTGATTTGGCCGCAAAACTCAAGAATACCTGTTGTGGTGAGGTTACCTGTGATCACAAGGTCTGATTGAATGACAGACTTTTGACGCCTGTCCCGCTCAGGAGCGGGCGTCTCACCTGGTAGTGGTGGTCTTGACGGTTTACCTGATGGGTCATCGTCAATAACTTCCAGTGTTTTAGGTTTTTTGGCTTCATTTTGTTTTGCAAAAATAGACATCGGTTTTTCCCCCAAGCTTAAGTCAATCAATAAATCACAAAACGTCAAGACAATTGCGTGGAAGGTCACATCCGCAGAAAGGACAGTTTATGGCACGAGCCCAAGGGGCGCGGGCGCAGATGGCGTTTGCGTTTGAGACGACTTATGGCACGCCGCCAACAGGCGCCTACACGAAGATGCCCTTCGCCAGTACATCGCTCGGGGCCGAGCAACCCCTGCAAACTTCAGAGCTCTTGGGCTATGGCCGCGATCCGCAGGCGCCAATCAAAGATGCGGTGACAGCGGATGGCAATGTGGTGATCCCGATTGATGTTGAGGCCTTTGGCTTCTGGCTGAAGGCTGTATTTGGGGCACCCACGACCACCGGCGCGGAGGCGCCATACACGCACGAGTTCCGGTCCGGAAATTGGGCGCTTCCATCCTTCTCGGTCGAGACCGGCATGCCAGAGGTGCCGCGCTATGCGATGTATTCCGGCTGCATGGTGGACAGCCTCAATTGGCAGATAGCGCGCTCTGGTCTGCTGACCGCAACAGCCAGCATCGTGGCGCAGGGCGAGGAAGTCGCCACCAGTACCGCCGTAGGCACACCAACCACGATCGCGCTGAAACGCTTCGGCCACTTTAACGGCGCGATCACGCGCAACGGTGCCAATATAGGTAATGTCGTCTCTGCCGATCTGACCTATGCCAACAATCTAGATCGCATCGAGACGATCCGGGCCGATGGCAAGATCGATGGCGCGGACCCGTCCATTGCCGCACTCACCGGCAACGTGGTTGTCCGCTTTGCCGATCAGACGCTTGTAACGCAGGCGATCAACGGAGACGCTTGCGAGCTCGCGTTTTCTTATATGCTGCCAACGGGCGAAAGCCTCACCGTCACCGCGCATGCCGTCTATCTGCCACGTCCCCGGATCGAGATCTCAGGCCCGCAGGGTGTACAGGCCACCTTTGACTGGCAGGCGGCGAGCGATCCGATTGCAGACCGGATGTGCACTGTCACCCTAACCAACAACCGCGAGGAGTACTGATGCTACGATTGAACCTGTCTACGGAACCGCGGTGGCTCGACCTCGGCCATGGCGTCCGCCTGCTGGTGGAGCCGCTCACCACAGCGATCATGTTAGCCGCACGGAGCGATCCGGCGATCATCGCCGCTGCAAGCGATGCGGAAACCAGCGCCTCCAATGATGATCTCGCCCGTATCGTGGCCAAAGCTGTGGCCCGCATCGTCGTAAAGGATTGGGAGGGCGTCGGAGACGAGGACGGCAAACCGCTGCCACTGACCCCAGAAGGCATCGATGCGCTTCTGGAACTCTGGCCGATCTTTGAGGCGTTCCAGACCACATACATCGCAGGCGCGCTGATACTGGATGCGGAAAAAAACGCCTGACCGCTCTCGCCGACTGGGAGTTCGGCGGGGGCGGTGACTATTGCGTGGCATGCCCTTCTGTATGTCCGGACTGCCCACGCAGCCTTCACAAACCGCTAACACTCGAGGGCTGGCAGGTCTGGGATCTCGTCCAACGGCTTGGTGGCCAGATACGCGTTGCTGGTGGCATGAGCGGTGGCGCTGTCCTTGGCTGGGATATGGGTGCGGCACTCCATCTCGGGGCGGCTCTTGGACTTTCGCCTCTGATCACAGCGGAGCTGTTGCCGCCCATTGAGGCGGTGATGGTGCGTAACATCAGTGACGAGATGTGCTTAGAGGCCAACAGCCTTGATTGAGGGTCATGCGATTAGATAGGGCATAAGCTCACTGAATTTTTGGAATATAGAGCACGGAAGGCAGCCCTTCAAAATGTGCATCACAGGTCAATAGCTCGGCACCATGTGCTTGTGCTGTTGCAAAAATAACTGCGTCAGCTGTGGCCAGCCGATGTATGCGGCAGGCCTCTGCCGCTGCCAAAGCAATCTCTGTATCGAGAGGGACAACCTGACAGACCTGAGTAAAGGCAATGGCCTGATCTGCTTTGTCTTCTCCCACTTCACGCGTTAGCCATTTAGCCAACTCAAGTTGCACCATACTCGGGACCAACCAGGTATCCTGACCTGGCAGATGCTCCGATATCCGGTCTGCTATGGGTGAACCAATCAGCCATTCAATCCAGGCAGAGGTATCAACAAGGATCATCAGTACCGATCCGAGTGATCACGATAATCTGAGGCTCTTGCCCCCGCTGCGATGCCCTTAAGGGCGTCGCGCTCTGGAACGGGAACCAACAGAACGCCTTGCCCCTTTGGGATGAACGCAAAGATTAGGCCCGCTTCCCAGTGTTGCGAAGTACGGATCGCCTTAGGAATCGATATTTGGAATTTTGAAGAAAGTGTTGCTGTTTCGGTCAT